GGACATCTCTGATAGGCGTAGTCTCACGTTTATCCACTTGGTCTTCTACTGTCTGGCCCCATTGAGAGGTAGTTGGTTGTACTTCTTCTTCTTCAGTTGGCATTAGTCGCCACCTCCCAGTGGGCCTTCAGTTATCTTAGGTGTACCACCAGTATCACCTCCACCAAAGGAGACGAACTGAGAAGCGAAGGAGCTGACTGCTCCAAATGCTTGTGATCTAAAGGCTTGAGAGGCTGAACGATTCCGTGCGTTCAATGTCTCTACTCCTAACCTATCAGCTTCTGCAAATTCTCTGGTTGCAAGCCCTGCTTGACTTCTCTCGGACGCAAGTGTGCCTTGGGTTCTACTAGAACCTAACCCTATCCCACTGGCTATTGAAGTAGACAGCACATTAGCCTGTGCTTGCCTGAAGCCACGCAAGAAACTGCGCTTAGCTTGGAGATTCTTCAGTCTGTTGGCCTTCATCTGGGCAGCGTTGGCTGCCTGCTGCGCCTTTTGAGACTTCTTACCAGCTTTCAGTCCTGCTACGGCTGAGCCAGCTGATACTGCTAAAGCGGCTATGCTTGTTACTATGCCCATTATAATACCTTCGTGTAAGCGTTTTCAGAGAGCTTGTACCCTTCGGATACATAGTACTCTTGCATATCTTTTGATGTTACCATGTCTCCAAAGGAGAGTACGGTTACTCTTTCTTTTAGGTCTTCTTCTGCTTGCTTGAACATTTCCTTTCCTCTTCCATCCCGTACTTCGGGGTGGACAAAGAAGAACATCTCAGTCCCTAGTGTATAGTCTGGATTGAAAGGAAACGGAGATATAAAAATACCAATGAACCCTAGTATCTTATCGTCTTCATCTGTTGTAACCCTAAGGTAGTGGTTCTGCGCCATTTCAATTAGCAGGTCTTCCACTGCTTCTGGGTTATACTCTATTGCATCCTGATACGGGGTCTGCTTCCAGAAGTACTCACCGTAGTGCAACAAGGGGAGTATATCATCGTAGATAATTGGTCTTATCATACCCTGCGTGTTACCTTGTAATTTGTAGTGAACCCTAGGATGTGTGAATCCTTGTCAGTTGCACCATCAAAGCGTAGTTGTAGAGATCGACCTCTACCTCGTACCTTGTTTCTAGTGATGACTAGCGGGTAGCCATCTGTGTCCGTCGTGCCTGAGGGCACGAACTGGCGTACGTGGCGGTAGACTTCATTCTGTGATCCAATCTTATTAGTGACTGCATCATCTGTGAAATCCCAGTAAGCTGTCATTAGAGTAGAGGATTCATTAACTGGATCCCATCCATTACCAGCAGCTGTGTAGCCTGTCTCTGTCTTCTTAGAGAAGACGGTGATGATAGGAGCCTGTCGCCTACGCTGCCAGTCGCCTACGTTATCGTGTCCTAGTACCATGTAGGGGAGTGGGCCATTANTNCCATCCCAATCATCAAAGGTAGTCTGAGCGAAGTCAGCTACCTGTACAGTAGTAGTACTAGCCTCGTAGATGAACTTCATCTTCTTGCTCTCTGAAGTATCATCGGCGTTCGGGATAGCAAACCCTGTCAACAGTACGTTNTTAGTGGGGGTATCGAAGGTGTACTTAAACCAAGCCCCTGCTCGGGCATCGAAGATGAGCATAGTGTCTATGCCTATCTGAGTGCCATCTGCACCATACATGAAGTAGGCTCTGCGCATAGCAGAGTCATAAGAAGCTTGTACACGCTTTTGTTCAGCATCGGGAATCTGGTTCCAGAGTGTCTGGATCGTCTGCTCAGTCGAAGACTGTGCTTCTAACTGCCCAGTGTACTGGTTAGGGGAGATGATATAGATACCAGAAGGGCCTGTGTATACTGCACTGTCCTCAATGCCTATCACACCCGTTGGTGAGTTAGATCCTGCACTTGTTATCTTCCGTACTGAGTAACCATCGGCTGTAAATACGCCCCTGTTGCCACCTGACACTTCCCATACGCCCTCATTAGCGAAGATCAGTAGGGAGTTACGTACTTGTAGCATCTCTTGTACACCAGACATTCCGGGTATGATGATGTGTCCACCATCTGCTGATGTCAGTGCATTGAAGTTCTCGTCTGTTGGGTCTGCCTCTTGGTAGCAGCGTCCGTACTTCTCAGGGCCATCGGCTATCTGAGAGAAGAACACTGAGTCTGCGAATTCTGTGTTGTGCATACCAGCGGTGAAGAGCCGGCCTGCAAAGAAGCAGTTGGCTCGTGGTGCATCTGTGTGTACTGTACCAGTACTCCTAGGTAGTGACTCACCTACCTGTCCTAGTGCCGCATACTGATCAGTCCAACCATCTGCATCGAATGTCATCGGAGTATAGGTGAAGATAAGGGTTGATCCGGTAGTACCAGCTATAGCAGGCCAAGTACCATCAAAGGTCTTGGTCCAATCAAACTGCTCTGTGCCACCAAGGATGTCAGTATAGCCTTCCATCGAGTGGCCTTGGATAGTAAAGTCATCTCCAGAGGTTAAGCCATGTGAAGAGCTAGTAGTTAGTGTTACTGTCCAATCACTTCCGTTATCAACAAAGGACCACGTTGTAATACTAACTGCCGGTGGGCCTACGCCTACACCAAAGCTGGTGTCGTATACGTCTAGGAGCAGTGAGCCTCGTGGGGCACTAGAGCCACCGAAGGCTTCGTTATCTAGCTTATTGGAGTCCCAGCTGCGCTGTCCATCTTGTTCTGCAATAGATGTGCCGTAGGTTCTCTTGTATCCTTTCCACCACACACTGTTACGTGCGGGGTACTTGGTGAGATCAGTTTGAAACTGGTCTATATCTACCTGTCCCCAGCCTCTATTACGTAGGTTATACTTATGGTCGGCAGTAAGAGAGGTAGGCTCTGTGCCTATGCTAGTGCCATCCTCTATGTCTCCGAAGTCTCGGATCTTAAGTCCTACCTCTACTGCCTCGAAGGTGCTAGTGGCACTATCGAATGTCACATAGATAGTCTTAGTGTATGGCCCACTAACAAAGAGAGTACCGCGTCCATGTGAAAAGGACACGGCAATCTCTTCTGTATTAGCAGTGGTTGCACCAGTCGTGACGTAAGCACCCAGATCAATGGAGGTTCCGTCGCCAGTATACCACCCACCTGAGATTGTTTCGTCTGCTTGTGCAAAGTAGATGTTATGCCCTTGGCGATAACAAACTATGTTTAGATCTGGATCTCCAGCTACATCAGTCCATAGGTACGACTGTACGAAGTCACCAGCTACAAAGGTATCTACTGTCTTAGCAGTACCTACGCCTGACTCATCGGCTAGTCCTTTCCTACGCCTGCGGCTTCCATCAACCAAGAGCTCGTAGTTAGCTTCATCGACGGTAAAACCATCGGGGAAGTTGAGCTCATTGATCTCTGTATTAAGCCCCTGATTTAGCTTGAACAGATCCTTTTTCTGACTTAGTTCCACTACTCTTATATTCCTTTGCTACTTCTCGTTTACGTTCATTCTTAACATTAGCAGCATCTGCTATGTCCCAAGACTTTGTTACGTAGTTCTTAATCTTCTCTCGTAGTAGGCTAGGCTTGGTCCAGCGGCCTTCTAGTTCTTTGGGGATCTTTGCATCTTCTCTGTCTGGGTTAGGTCGTGCGAAGCACAGACTTGAACCTCTTTGGAGTTTGATCTCCCACTTCTTATTCAATGAATCAATGTTGTTTGCTATGTTCGTCTCACGGTCAAGATTGAATTGTTCTGACATTTGGTCTAGTCCTTATTTTCGCCCGTAGTTAGGGCCTGTTCGTTTATCGTTGGTTAAGTTCTTCGTAATGTGACGATGCCGCTGTGCTCGCACCTCGGCTCGTCGTCTTGTACGATCTATCTCAGATGTAATACCATCCTTGTATAGATCGAAGTACATAGCTCGCGCCTCTGTCTTAAGGAGACGGAACAAGTGTTTCGGTAGGTCGGGCTCACTGGCATCAGCCAATGACAGGGTAGGCTTCTGCTTACCCTTAGTTACAACCTTGCTCTGTTGTAAATTAGTTTCTAGTGAACTGTCGTAAGCGTCAAAGACTACTGTGTCGTATCCTTCTAGGATAGTCCAGTAGGTAGGTGACTTATCAGTGCGCACCAGAATCTCAAAGCCTGAGCTCCCTAGAGCTACGGCTGTGACATTAGAATCTGATTCAGTACGTCTAGAGCAGATCTCTAGGAACCTTGTTGGTTCTAAGTACGTTACATCCTCTGTCTTAGGATCACCACCTGCGGTGGTTCTCTTGTCATATTTAATCCACTCTATGGCATAGAAGCCTTCTGGCCTAGTCATTTGATTAGGTGTAGAAGCTCCTGTGGCATCGAGTCTGCTGACAGTCTCGTGGTGTCCGAGGTCATGTCCGTCAACAATCTGGCGAAACGTATCCCGTACAACCCTAGCTGCTTGGTCCGACTCAATAGTATCTGTAATAGAGTTTACTTCGTCCCCATCTGATTCAGATAGGAGATCTTGTACGATGTCTAATAGTGTTTCTTTTGCCATTGTATTCTCTTAGTAAAGGTGAGGGGTGGAGTATAGCAGAGCCATTCGACCCCACCCCTACCTAGTTTACCTAATGGTTAGGCTGCTAACGTTCCACCAGAACTACCACTTGGCAAGACAACCTCAACTGTGAGAATGCCTACGCCAGCAGTGAATACTGCTGTTTCGTATGAAGGTGCAATATAGCAATCTTCATTAGCTGTTGCGCCAACTGCAATAACACCACCCACGAGTGCGCCATCGCAGATAACAACGTCACCGATAGCGTCAATTGCTGTAAGAGCAATATCAACGTCGATGCCATCAGCGTCATCTACAACAGTCGTACCAAACACACCTAGGTCTAGCGTAGCTGCACCACCTGAAGTGAACGCGGTGTGAACCTGAAACGTTGCACTCTTGATGATTGAACCACGCGGGATGAGCGTGTCTTGGGGTTTAATGTTCGCAGCGGCAAACGTATCAACCAGATCTACACCAGTAACTTCTACCGTGTATACCTTCGTGTTACCAGAACCACTAACTGCGACAACATCGTTGTCCTCAGAGTGAGTTCCAAAGCCGACAACCAAGCCATCAGAGTTAGTCCATGTATTTCCTCTAGACATAATATATTACTCCTATACTTGGTCGGTGTCAGTCAAGACACAGACGAGATTTTCAGGACGATACACTTTCAAACCGTAACGAGCAGTCGTGACATATTCTTCACGTTGCTTGTTCATGTTATACTGTCCATCAACTTTAGGCATCTGACGCATAGCACCCATGAATGGGAGCAGGTCAGGTGAGGCAGCAGACATGAAGATGTTTGCTACGCCTTGAGCTGTAGTCAGCGTGATCGTTTCGTTAGCTTCAGGCAGGTAGTTAGAAACATAGAAGTCAAAGCCGAAGATGTTCTTGATGAACCTCATGTCGGATCCGATACCCGTTTCAATCAAACCTTCCCAGCGAGGGTTGTTACTAACATTGGTGATGTTCGTAATAGTATTAAGTGCATACTCTACGGACGGATCAACGATAGCAATCAGGTTAGACGACGGTACGTTAGCTTTCTTCAAAGCGAAGAGAGCCTTAGCAGCGTCAGCAACGGCGAACGTTTCGTTCGTGCCCGTACCAATGAAGCGATGTTCTGCACCATTGATAGAGTTGGTGGCATCAGCGGTTTGACCACCAGATGCGCCACCAGCTGCGAGAGCCAGAATATCTGTCTCAAGCTTTTCAGCCATTGCTCGTGCCTGTGAAGGTACGAATTTGCTTTCAAGCTGTGCAGCATAGAACAAGTCTTGCCGTGCTTTTTCTGTGATGTAGTGTCCAGAAGACAAGTACTCAGAGATGGAGAAGGTGAACTCACCAGTGTCGAGTGCATCGAAGGTCACATCAGTGTCTTCGCTGTAATCGCGTACTGTGCTTTCGCCAATAGAAGGGATCGTGAACTGATCGCCATCGGGGAATTCCGATAACCAATTCACCCAACCTTGGGCTTCAAGCTGGTCCTGAAGGACCTCTTTGAGTTGCGTACTCCAAATCTCAGAACGAGTCAAAAGTGCACCATTAGTCGTGTTCATTGACATATTAGTTTTCCTTTTACTTTATGAGATTATTTATTGAAGCGATCACCAAGTGCCATCGCGTCCTTAGTATACTGACCTTGTATCTTCACATTGTTCCAGTACTTGTTCACTCCCATCTCTCGTTTGAGGTGGTCGTAATAAGCTTTGGTTTTGTGACCTTCCACTTCCATGGGTTGGTTCACTTGTGTGTTTACTTGGCCCGAACTAGGGAGTTGCGAAGTACTCCGTGATGCGGTACTTGGATCAACGTCTATCAGCTTGGCAAAAGCGTTTGGAGATCGTTCACTCAGCTCGCCTAAGTCTTTGGCACTCATGCCCAGTTGCTTAGCGCGTTCTGCTACGTAAGTCTTGGCAGCTTCAACGTCACCATTAACTTTACCTAGTACTAATGAATTACTCCTGCTACGGTTCTCAGCTGCGGTCGCCTGCTGAGACTCTCCTTGCATGATTTCTTTGATCTTGTTACTCAGGTCATCTTCAGATAAAGGGTGGTTACTCTCTTCAGTTACCTGTGGTGCTTTAGACGAACGAACAGATTCGATCAATTCTTCGATCTTGCTGGTCTGGTCAGACTGTGATTCTAGCTTAGCTAGTTCTTCACGGATCTGCTTGTTCTCAGCTTGGATCTGTTCAATAAAGTTGTCAGCTTCCTGCTTACCTTTAGCAAGTTCGTTTACGTCAGCAAACTTCTTACCTTCGCCTACCAGTTCAGACAATACATCTTGGCTGGGATTCTCCGTGGTCGGAGTGTCGAATACATCGGTCATGGTCAACCTCTAGTTTAATAGTTTAATTATACTTCTAAGTGTTTTCCGAGCACTTGCGTTGGCGATAACCAAACGCTCGTACCCGGGGTTTGTGAAGTCTTCTTCGAGACGATAAGTTGTCTCGATCTCTTCTTCTAATATACTCTTTAGTCTACGCTGTATAAGCGTAGAGTTTGAAATGATCTTTGCAGATTCTTTGATAGCATCTGCTTGCTCTTCCTTAGGAAGTTTACGGTCTTCCTTAAACCATCTTTGGTCTAAGCTCATGTGTTTAGGTTGTTAGGCAGTCTTTCGTTATTGACTATGTAGCCACCGAATACTGAAAAGGCTTGTGTATTCACATTACCAATGATCTGTTGCTTTATCTCTGTCTTCTGCGGTATCAGAGTAGCACCTGCATTATTAGAGTAAGTCTCGCCGTTGAACAACCAGATCTCGGAGATGGCTCGCCATGCTGAGTTATCTCCATACAGTTTGATTAGAGACTTAACATGTAAGTCTACGTTACCACTCATGCGGCCTACGCCCATGGTGAAGTTGTCTACTATCACAGTTTTGTTGGCTGGCACTGTGTAGTGAGTCTGTTGTGTCTGTCCTTCGAGGGCTTCTATGTATGCTTGTAGTGCCCCACCTATAGAAATAGATATGTTACCAGCGTTAATCTCACCAGTACCTGCCGTGGTGTTGTAGGCTCTATTAACTCTGAACCAATCTGTGCCTACTGAGGGAACAGCTACTTGTCCGTCTAGTACTATGGTCTCGCTAATCTCTTCGTAATCACTATCAAGTCCTTCAACTGTTATCGTCCAAGCTCCTGTGCCACCAGCGGCTGAGTCATCAGCTGTGCTTGAAGATACTACTGATAGTGCTCCTGCACTTGTCGGCAGTACTCTAACTGCTCCCGGTGACCACATCTCTTCTGTTCCACTAGCCACTGCATCATTCATCCCGAACTTGCGGAAGATCTCCCAGCCGGGAATGTATCCAGCAGCAGCTGCTACATGGAGTTCATCTGGTGTATTGCCAGATGCTGCTGTGATTAGTGTGGTCACGCTTTGAACCAGACCCAGTACAACCAAAAGGTGTACGGGTATACCTTCTTAGGTATGAGGTAGAACTTGCCTGAGCGTCCCATGCTACCCTTCTTCATTTAGTACTCCTTGGTCGTCCAGCTCTTCATCGAGCTGGCGATCAGCGATCTCACCTACCACGTTCTCTTGTGCTTGTGTAGCCAGAGACTGCGTGTTCTGTTGTTCAGCGATACGGATGTTATCCTGTACCAACTCGAACTTGTTCAGGCCGAGGTGCTCTTCAAAGAGCTCCGCTATTCTCTTGCCAGAGATGTGTGCGTTAACGCTAGCATCTTGGTAAGCTGCTGAGTTGATCATACCCAGTAGGTTCTGGATGACCTGTGCATTCTGTGCAAAGTGTCGAGCTCCGATAGGACGGAGACGACCACGCATGTTAAGGTCTTCAGGCTTGATCTGTAGGAACTGAGTAACAGCGAAGTCATCATCTAGTACCTTGACAACTTCTACTGGGGCTATGTTTCGTCGAGCTGCTTCGAGCATCTGATTCAAGAGAGGCTCGATGAGCTCCTGCTCAAACTTCTGGATCTTCTGTTGGAAGATACGACCAGCTGCATTCTCTAAAGCTTGTACTTCAAAGGCTGTCTTCTCACCGGGGGTACGAATACCCATGGCTTGCTTAGGTGCGCCAGCTAGATCTTCCATGTGATTCATTAGTTGTTCTATCTGGAAGTCAGCGTTCAACGCAGTGGAATCGGGGCGCAGTACCTGCACGTCCGAGTCTGTGTCTCCGAAGATAACTTCACCCGGACCCCATTCCCATGCTTCCACCATGCCACGTTGATATATGACTGGGTGGGCGATCATGTCGAAGACATCAGCCTTCAAGTTCTCTAGGTGGTCAAGTCGGTACTGCATACCAACTAGGTTGTCTAGTGGGCCTGCGGCTAACAGGTTATCTGGGCGTTCACGCCAGCCTACGTGCTCCTTGTTGGAGCGACCAAGCCAAGAGGCCATAGCCTCTGAGTGTACAACCCACTTACGATCCATGACGATGATCTTATGGTTCATCATCAGTTCGTTGGTCTCAGCGTTGAACATGTCCCCTTCGTACTCTAGTATCTCTACCATGTCCGAAGAGTAGTATGCACTGAGTGATCCTAGGCCATCCTTCTGGAAGCCTTCACTCTTGTCTAAGTCCGAGTCTCCGTATGCCTTAAGGCTAAGTCGGAGATCTCGTGACTTCGCTACTGCATCCTGTACCCAAGCGAAGCCAATGGGATCTTCCTCCGCAGCACGGAGGAGAGAGCCATAGGATAGATTTCGTCGGGTAATCTTGCCTGCATCTTTATAGGTTGCTGCTGTCAGATCAAAGTAATGATCGTATGGTGACAAGCGGTAGACCTGTGGTCCACTGTAGATGTTGCGTATAGCACCATCAGCTGTTACGTGGTTCTCGTTGGTGTAGCCAACTTCACCGAATGCATTGCCGTAGTCAATGTAGTCATACACTAATTTAGATACAGTAGTCTGAAAGTTAGACTCTCTGATCTTCTGTTGCATGTATGCTTCGATCTTAACTACGGTCTCTCGCGCTGCTGCATCAGCTGCTTCAGCTTCCCACTTGAACCAGTTGTCATTGGGGAACAGGGCTGCCATGTAGTTAGCGTGTAGGTTATCACGGAGCTGTGTCAGCTTCGGTACGCTAGTCTTATTCTTCCATGGGAGCTTGGCGTTGGATGTCTGTGTCGTGTCAGTTTGAAAGATATAGTCTCGCAGTTCCTTTGACTCTGCAAGCCAAGTCATCTGCTCACCACGCCAGCTAACATACTTGTTAGTGACGAACGATGCTAGATCTTCTGGCTGGAGAAGACTATTGATCTCTTGTACTGCTCGTGATGTTCTTGCCATTATATTGCTACGCCTCCGAAGCGTGAGTGTGTTACCACGTTGCTACGAGCTCCCTTGCGGGCATGTCGTATCATCGGGACTTTCATTATACCCACTGCTGAGTGGAGTGCGTCCTTGATGTCATCGTTAGGTGGATTGTATTGGATAAGCTCTTGCTCTAGTGCTTCACAAAGCCCACCCTCGTAATGCCATACTGAGTTGTTCTCGTAGTAGGGGAGCAGCGTATTCTGGATGCGCTCCTCTTTGGTTCCCATTGTACGAGTTGGGTTAAAGTCATCAACGGACAGAGCTAAGCCATCAGCTCTGATGTCGTCCTTGATCCTTTCTACTATGACACGCTGTGCTGCCGTTACCTCGGCGCGTAGCTTACGGAACCCCCACTTGAGGTGGGCCCTGTATACCATGTCATAATAATCTTTAGTCTTGTTTGTCTTCCTACGATCTATATCTAGTACGTAGATGTTACCGTCGTGGTCAACCCCGATGGTACAAATGACGGTGTAGTCAGCTGTGTTGCGTAAGGAATACGCGAAGTCCATTGCTGCAAATACGTTGAGCTCTCGCCCATTGAAATGCCACTTGCCATCAAGCTTCTTGAGGAAGTCTTTATTGTAGTGCTGAAAGTAACCATGCGCTATCGCTTCGTCGCCGGGGTCGTTCGGGTTGTTATAATACTGCGCATAGAATTGAGTACGGTCAAGATACTTAGCTCGCTTACGGGCGAGGATCTGCGTTGAGAATCCGAACCACGTTCCGTCTCCTCGTTGTTGTCTGGGCCACAGGAAGTTTCCTGTTCCATCCCCGAGGTCTTCNACTTCTCTGACAAAGCTCTCGTAGACGAGTGCCGTGTCTGTCTGGTGTCCGTCTTCATCATATACGTCTTCAGTAATGGTAAGGAGTGTTCCATATAGATCCTTTGGGTGGTATCGTGTTCCAACGATCCACTCTCGTGCGTCGGTAGTTTCAATAGAGGAGAGCAACGAGTATTGGTTGTTCACCTTGGTTCTGCCTTCTCTTGTGAAGGCGTTCTCTTTGACTACTACGTCATCAAGTACAGCCACGTTACAATGGAGTCCCGTGATCTGTGTTGTAAGGCCAGCAGTAAAGACCGTAGGATCTCGAACACCTTCCTTGGCACGTTTAGGGTGATCTACCATAATCTCTGTAGAGGTCCACTTCTTTCGCTTTCCCTCATCGGGGTGCGTCATCTCAGGCCAGTATCTACGATATACCGGGGAGTCTAGGATATCCTTGATGAAGCCTAATTGCTTCTCGGCTAGCCCTGAAGTGGAACTGATGTACAGTATGGTCACTGCTGGATTCCGTGTTATTTCCCACGCCACACGGTAGGCGATCATTGCACTCTTCTGGTGATCTCGTGGTAGCAAACTCATCTGATGGTCGAATGCGTCATCACGAGTCCACCACTTAATCAAGTCCTTGTGGCATTGGCCTAGGACACGGTGAGGTGCAACTAGCTGAATGAAAGACAGCAGGTCATCTTCTGCTGCTTGCTTAATATCTTCCTTGTCAATCATTCCTAGGTAGGATCTATGGTTGAACCAGAGTATGTGCGAACCCAGATATCTTGGTTGCCAGTCTGGTTATGCCTTGATAGGTAGAGGCGTTCAGCATCGTCTGACATCCAGACGTGGGTGCTTACGGTTGCTGTTGGAGAGGTCAGTGTAGATTGCAGCACACATGTTGTTAGGTCATGTGGCGTGGACATGCGGTGGTGCTGTATTGCAGCGGTGTTAAGATTACTTGATATCATGTCAGCACCATCTTTGGATACCCATATACGTGCACCCCCCGGTAATGATGGTTGGAACTCACCTATCAGTGTAGCTGTCGATGGGTCCCACGGAGTAGACATAATAAAGTTCTTAAAGCGATGAAGGTTACCGCCAACCTTACTGTATGTATAGATGTATATTCCATCGCGGCTTATATGGAAAGCTTCTGTACTATCTGAGGGAGACCAAGTGCCAATGAATGTCCTAGTGGCATCCGTAGGTGCCCAAGCGTTTGTATTTGAATAGAAGTCAATGTTACCGGCACTCCAATCAGATACAGCGTGGTACAGCCCAGTCGCCTCGTCTTCCCAATAGCCATTAGGCACTGGGCTATGTGTACTTTGGTATCCAACATAGGTGAACGAGGAAGGATCCCACGGGGTGCTTAAGTGGTAGATTCTAGCTTCGTTAGATGCGTTGCCAGTAGCGTAGAAGCGTTCCCCGTATTGACCAAGGAAGCCAGAGTTGTAGACACCATCATCATGGGAAGTGCCAGAGCCCCAATTAGCGACTGTAAGAACATCGATTGAGTAGTCAGCGATGTCCTCCATAGGTACTTGAACAACACCTGTGGGTGCGTCAGCCTTCTCCATCATTATAATTGCCTGTCCGGGAAGGTTCCAGTCCTTGTCGGCAGGGGTTACGTATTGCGTTGCAATCGTAAGTTTCTGAGTAACTGAGTCTCCTGCTGCGTATGTGGAGATCACGTCAGAGATCACACCATGTGTATTGTCGCCAGTGGCAGGTAATTCTGTTTTATCTTGGTAATCATTGTTCCACGCAATACGTGTGTCGCCGGCACTGTTGACATCGGTAGTGGCTTCTATGCCTATCTGCGCATCTGATCCTGGCTCATCATGGGTCATCCAAGCTAAGTTAAGGAAGTCACCATCATTTGTAATACTGGGAACTGTTAAAGTATCGATTGTCTCATCTGCATCTGACGCTACCGTCATTGCTGTGGGGACATTTGTTAGTGATTGGTTACCATACCACTCTTTGACATCTTTCAAATTGATAGCGATTATGGTTTTACCATACGTTTGTATTGTACCACCACCAGCATTCTTACCAACTATAGTTACTTCGCCACCTGCGAAGTTCTTCAATAGCATCATAGAAGCATCACCATGATACTGCCCAGACGGATTCGATCTGCCTCCAGTGATGTAGTTGGTGCCACCTATCTGTAAACCATACTCTAGTGCGCTATATGTGTAGGACCAACCTGCGTACTGCACATAATTGAATACCAAGAAATCGCCCGGAGGCAAGATGACTGATGTGTCAGTCAACTTGTAGCCTTCAGCTGCGGTGATGGTAGTGCTCGTAGCACTATGCGCCTTAAGGTGGTTGGGCAAGTCACTGGTCAAGTTGATAAGCATTGCCTGCGCCCGCTTCTCATAAGATGTTGACGAAGCGCCACCGTTCATTTCAATCTTTATGGGATCCGCTTCGGTGTCTGCTGTGAAGTAGCCAGCAAACCCAAATGCCTTTCCTCTATCATCACCAGTGGTCAAAACTGACGAGAGTCCTCTTTGGAATCCTTTACCTATGATGCCTGCACCATTTGTTATTTTAATAGTGCCATCAACAGCTGGGGTGCTGAAGTGCCCACGGTAGTACAACAAGTACTCATCACCGTCAGTCAAAACAGACTGATCAAAGCTGAAGCCATTGGTGGGGTCTTCGTATACTGAGCCTGAGGCTACTGCATCACTAGCTGTATAGTTAGTGAAGAGGTAGTGCTCGATTGGATCTCCACCTGTCGGGTACTTATTGGAGTTCCCTGAGTTCCTGAGGAACCCCGGTGGATAGTAATGCCGTGGGTGTTGCCCAACATTCTTGCCTCTAGCTGAGGCTGAATTGCCGGGAGTCGTGTTAGCTGTATCAGCTGCTATGGGGCCTAATATGTATTTAGCCCAAAGGTCATCAATAGAGTAGTCGTTAGCGTCTAGTGTTAGGTTATTAGCCAGTGCCCTCTTAAAGTCGTCCACCATGCTACCATGCCTGTCGGCCTCGACTACATTGGCTGCTATAAAGTCTTCAGTCGCTTGGGACTGAATAGGTGGGAACGCTATCTGTGTTGTTGTTAAAGGCATCTATAATCCAAGTCTTTGTGCTTCTTCAGCTAATAGTTTATCTTCTTCAGATTCCTCTTTAAGGATCTTCTTCTTTTCTTCTTTAGAGGGGCGGCCTCTCTTAGGCTTCGCTCCGTTGTACCTGTCAGCTAACCACTTGGTGGCGTTAACTCCTAGGGGGCTCCCTGCTTGGTTCTCAGCAACTTCTTGCATCTCGTACCAACGGTCGCTCTCGAATTTTACTTTTAGTTCTTCGCGCCAGCGAACAACGTATTCCTCGAACCACGGGGCTGAGCTAAGAGCTCGCCAGTGCGCCCAAGAGCCAAACATGGCTAGGGCGAAGATGTACTCGGTGGGATCACCGATCTCCATGTACCTCTTGTACATTGATAGNGCGCCCTTGTGGTCGTAATCTTTAAGGGTGAAAGGAGCTGGGTACTTAGAGTTCTTCTTCTCTATAAACAAGGATTGGGTGCGGAATCGCCCCATGACGTCCTTGAGGGCATCGTACGCGCCAGCTTCTTTCTTTGTCAAGGGAGATACCCCTTTAGGGGTACTCAAGTGTTTTCCTTCATTATGTCCTTTCGGGTTCTACGAAGTGTAGCCCGATCAGACCCCGCAGCCTGATGGACACCAGACTTACGGGTACGTTCATTGTTAACAGCCTTGTCCCGCACTTTACGCAGGGCTTCCATTGTACGTTCTAGGAACCCTTGTTCCTGCTTCGTTGGTTTACGCTTAGATTCTTTCGTTGGCATACTCTATGGTTCCTAGTTGTAAAGG